CTAATTTTACTATAATCAAATTTTACAGAAGCAGTTCCGTGAAGATAACTTTCTAACAGAACCTGTAATGATTCAACCCAACCTTCTCTTGTATCAGGTATTTCAAAAGTCTGTACATCTCTATCCTTATCCACACCTTTAACTACTATTTCACCAGCACCTTTTGTATCAAATCCTACACCGACACCCAACATACTAGCATCCATTAAAAAACAAAATGGTTTAGCATAATCATCTTTGAGTGTTTTGGTAGATACAAATGCACAATTATTTAGTGCGGCATATAACCCCTTTTCTTCTGTGATTGGTGTTCCCATAGCCCAAAGTCCTCTACCTGGTGGTAGGAACTTCATTGTAAAAATTCTTTCATACATATCTTGAGCTGATGCTTGAGCTTGCCAAGGATTCCAACCCAACTGGTGTGATTCAATCCAATTCATTTGCATGGTGTAAGTTCCTTCTACAACTCTCTGTACAGTTTCCCACCATCTTTCATTTTTTCCATTTTCTTTAATTCTTGAGTAGGTTCTCATATAAACTAATTCACCTAAACCATTAAAACCAAATGGTGCCTTCCTTCTTTTATATTTGTTTATAAAATTTTCTGACAACTTAAATTTTGAGTGCAACATATTCTTTCCTTAATTTTGATTCCATAAATAACTATAATATATATGTGGTTCTAAACCCAATATATATATTTTATTCAAGTTTTATGAAAGATTTTCTTCATAGTTTTATTCAAACCCACCACCATCAAAATCTTTCTTCTTTTGTGCCAATGTTTTTCTAATATATTCATCAGCATTATTCATTTTCCCTTGTGCGTCTTGTCCTCCCTGTGTATTTGTATCATATATTTCTATGGTTCCTGTATTAGTATTAATGGTAGCAGGGAATGTGATACCATCAGGACCAAACCTATTTTTAATTACATGAAACCTACCTGTGTTTGCAATCTTATCTTCTACTTTTCTACTCATACTCATTACAAAGTCTGCCGTCATAACCTTTGAATAATCTTCACTAACTTTTTCAGCACCGATTACATCCTCTTCTAATGCTGACCTATTTGCCTGTGAGGCTGTCCATATTGGAATATCAAACTCACCAGCCATACCTCTTAATTCTTCATACACATGACCTATTTGATGTCGTTTTTCTGTAAACTTAGATGTTGATTTCATAATGTCTGCATAATCTACCAATACCATATCAGGTTTTATACCTTGCATTTCACATTGTTGTAAATGACCTATCAATGTAGTTACACTAGCAGTTCTTGTTGGATAATATTTAATAATCAAATTACCCTTTAATTGACCGATAGCCTTCATTACTTCTTCTTTATAATATTGTAAATTACCAGTTGGTTGGCCACTAATAATAGTATCATATCTCAACCCAACATATTGTGCATTTAATTCTAATGTGTAGTATATTACAGTTTTACCTTGTTTGATTGCTTCTGTACCCAAGGCCTGTAATGTCCAACTTTTACCAATACCAGCAGGAGCTACAATAACACCTAACTCACCACCAGCCAAACCACCATCCATCAATTCATTCACACTATCCCATTTTGTAGGTTGTGTTACTCTGGTCTGTTTGGATAATCTCTCTTCCAATCCTGTAATGTATTCGTGTCCTATATCTCGCTCCACACCAGCATTCATAGCACCATCAATCATAGATTTTATCTCATCATAATTTTGCTGTTCTAATAAATCAACTGATTGCATGATAGCATTTTTCATCACTTGATTTTTACAAAACTCTAATGATTTCTCTTTGACAAATTCTAAATCAGTAGCTTCTCTATGTGTCCAAACTTGTCTCAATGAATCAATCACACTAGTTTTCAATACATCAGCCTGAACATCATCAATCATTACTTTCAAGGCCTCAATAGTTGGTGGTGATTTATACTTTAAAAAATAATCCTTTATTGATTTGACCAAAAACTTATTCGCATCAGAATCAAAGTAACTAACATCTAATATATCAATAATGGTTGTAGTGTATTTTACATCCATCATCAAACTTACTATCAATTTACTTTGAAATGATGTTCCATATTGTATTAAGGATTCACTCATAACCATTTATCCCATTGTTTCATAGGTTGTTCTACTTTATTAACTCTAGCCTCTGCAATTTCAAAATACTCATCTTCTCTTTCTATTCCAATATAAATTCTATCTAAGGTAACACAAGCCATCGGGGTTGTTCCACTTCCCATAAATGGATCCAATACTACATCACCCTTTCTACTACCTAATGTAACTAAGTAACTCATTAAAGTCAAGGGTTTTACTGTTGGATGTATGTTCTTACCTGGTTGTAATCCTTTTTCTGTAAATGAACCTTTACCAGTATCAGTTCTTGTATCTTTTTGTTTAACTTCAAAATTATCTAAACCATCATTCTTTTCTTTTTTACCAGCCTTAGCAACTCTCAAAAATGGAAATGTAATTTGAACTTCTTTTGGTAATTTATTCAATCTACTATTCCACCAAGCATCTAAACTATAATATCTACTGAAACCACCCTCATCATCATAAGTATTTTCATCACTATAAATTGCCTTTTTCGGTGTGTATAACATTTGGTCAGGATTATCTTTATTATTCTTTGGGCTTCTCTTTACACTTTTTGTAGTAGTTCCATCATTCAATACATCATCACTTACCAATAGGTTGGCAGCAAATCTACCGAGTGGTGATGCTGTAGCATTACCATCTACACCAAATCCACTTGATTTGAATACTTGTCCTTCTTGTCTTGATTTTCTATTAGCAGTTTTACTTTCCTTACCCATATTCTCAAATGGTATTCTACAATCATCTAACCAAGTTATACCTTTTTGATTATCAAGTGCTTGGTCTAAATATCCTTTTTGACCTAATGGTTTCATAGCCACAATCACAACCTCTATGGCTGGTTTTGGTTGAAACCCACCATAACTTCCGTGAAGTTCTTTGGCTTTGTCTGAATTAGGTTCTGTTATTTTATATTTATTATCCCACCTATCACCGTCTTTTTGATAACCAAAATCACCATCTTTTGTATTTACAACCTTTACCGTATTATCAATAAAATCATCAAACCTATCATCCATCTGTAAAAGTTTTTTTAACTTTTCATATCTTTCTTTATTTGGTAAATATACAGCCCAATCTCCATTTTCATTATTTCTTCCTTCATAAAAACTATACATAGAAGAACCATCACAAATTTCTTTATCTACATAACCTTTTGTTAGATTTAGTTTTTCTCTTCGTGACTTAATATATGTTGCAAATTCATCAGATTTTCCATTTCTTTCACCTTTTTTTTGTTTATCAATCATCTTACTGATGTTCATAGCCTTTGGGAAACCTGTAGCGTATGTCCAATAGATTGGTGTGTATCCAATCTCAAATCCAACATCTTCTAACATCTGTGCCATTCTGTATTGAACATCACTTCTTGGTGCACTCATTACGAATGCAAATGAACCAGGTTTCAATACTCTTAATGATTCTTGAAATATCTCTTTAGGCGGTAACATCTTATCCCAAGACTTACCCATAAATCCATAACCATAAGGTGGATCAGTACACAATAAATCTACTGAATTATCTTTGAGTTTTTTCAACTCATCAATACTATCTCCATTGACTAATTTATTTTTTAAAGACGAATATTGGCTCATATTTGTATCCTGCCCCCATAACACTTGATAAGGTTAGTTGTAATGTTTCTTCTTGTTTAAACCCTAAATCATTTGAAATCTTTACGGTTTCTTCTTCTATGAATTTATATTTTGGTGTATTAGCGATGTTAATTAACATATAACCATTTTCTTTTAATCCATTATAACAATTTTCAATAGTTTTTCTTAAAAATCCATTTACCCATTTTGCTTGAGTTGGGTATTTCATAAAACTCTGCGTATCTTCGTGTGCATATTTTTCGGTATCGAAATACGGCGGGGAAGTGAAACATAAATCGAGTGATTCTTTTTTTGGTTTGAATACTTCACTTCCTTTACAATATATATCAACTTGTTTTCCCAAATAAGCAAAATCTTTTTTCATTTTTAACAAACCATCAAATGTCTTGGTGGATGGTTCAGTACCAATATAATGTTTGGTATTTTTAGCGGATAAAAAACCCAACAATCGGCCACCCCATCCACAAGACATATCCCATATTGTTCCATCTCCACCAAAATTTTCATATACTACTTTAGCTGCAGTTGGTCTAAAGTTACTTACACCTTGTGAACCTTGATATAATTTTAAACATTGTCTAAATCTATTTTCTGTAAATACATTATGACCATATTTAATCTGCCATATCCAAGTCTTTCTAATAATACCTCGTAACATATCATCATCATTAAAATAACCAATAGGTGGCATTTTAGAACTACCACATTGTACATCTACCCAATGAGGAAAATAAGTCCACGCTAATCGTAAGGCATGCATGGTTTGAATTATTTTCTTGTTCATAAAAATACCCTCAACATCAAACCTTTGTAATTTTCTCATGTGGTCGTGTTTCTCATCTTCTCGTATTTTTACATAGGGAAATCCATGCTGGCGATAATATTTGAAAATAATATCAATACCATACTCTATATCAATATCATTTATATTGTGTGTGACTTCGTGATAAGCTGCTTCCAACTCATCTACATTTGTAAATTTTGTTAGTAAATCATAATCAACAATCATTCCAAATTACCATACATATCTTGCATTTTTTTATCATAAAACTCTTGTTGTTTTTTCTTTCTATAGCGTTCTCTGGCTTTGGCCTTCAACACTTCTTTATTTCTCATGTAGTGTTCCATTTGCCATTTTCGTTGGGCTTCTTTCTTTTCTTCTTCTGTATAGTATTTACGCTTTCTTCCCATGTGTTTTCTCCGCCATCCTATTTAATCTATTGAAAGTGGTATGTAACCAACTATTCAAATTAGGTAAGGCTGTATATAATTTATCTTCCAAAAACATCTTTTGGAATTTATGTTTTATTATTCTTTGTATTGGCTGTCCCATTATATTTTGTATTTTTAATTTAGAATTACCAGAGATATTTAAATCATCTAAGTCCATTAATAATTTATTCAAT